CTTATTCCAAGACTAAGTATTAATTCAAAGGGGTGCAGCAATGTGCCCCTTTTTTAAATTTTAAATTAAATTAAATCAAATGAATAAAAATAAAACTACAGAAACAGTAGATGAAGCTACTGAAGTTGTGCAAAAAATTCAAAGCACACCTAAAAAAACTCAACCAAAATTTGTTGACAAAACATATAAGCTAACCAAAGAGGTAGCTCCATTATCTTTAATACTTTCATCACGACACACATCAAGATTTCCTTTATTATGGTTTGATGAAGAAACTGGTATTAATAGACCACTGAGATATGCAAGAAATCAAAACAGCCCATTTCAAGATGAGCAAGATGATAATGCTATTTTAGAACCTATTGTATTTGAGAATGGTTTTTTATATGTTCCAAAAAACAATCAAGTATTACAAAAGTTTTTAGAATACCATCCTGGAAATGGAAGAACTTTTGTTGAAGTAAATAAAGCAAAAGAAGCAGAGGTTTTAGTAGAAGATTTAAATGCAGAGGTAGATGCATTAATTGAAGCTAGACAACTAGATGTAGAGCAATTAGAAAATGTAGCTAGAGTATTATTTCAAAGAGATGTTACTAAAGTTTCAACTTCAGAGTTAAGAAGAGATATATTAATATTTGCTAAACAAAGTCCTAAAGACTTTTTGAATTTACTTAAAGACCCTATGCTGAAGCTAAATGCTACTATTCAAAACTTTTTTGATAAAGGATTAGTGGTGCTTAGAAACAGTAACAAAGAGATTTGGTTTAATACTGCATCTAATAAAAAGAAAATGTGTAATGTACCTTATGGTGAAGACCCTATGTATATTGCAGCATCATTTTTTCAAAGTGATGATGGTATAGAGCTGTTTAAACATTTAAAAAGCATATCAAAAAATTCGTAACTTTGCGATAAGTTTAACTATTAATTTTTTTACAATGCAAAAATTTTTAAATATTCCAGTAACTAATGAGCAATACCAATTGGTAGCTATTAGTGATATTGTATTAATAGAGCAAGCATCTACTACTACAGTAACAATTAATTATGGTGGTGGTAAAGTAACTACTATTACTCACGCAACAGCAGGTGCGGGAGATGAAACGCAAAGAGATGCAATAGAGGATGCAGTTGTAGCAGCATTAGCTACTTCATGGACAAACCCAGCATATAACGTAGACAATCTACCTTATGCTGTGAGTGGAATTGCAGTCGCATAACGATTATCCTTCCTTTACTATCGACAGCGAGAAAGCACCCAATTTCAGGGTGCTTTTTTATTTTGTTTATCTTTGTATAAACATTTTCAAATGATAAATTCTGTAAGAAATACTGTGCTTGCAATTATCAACAAGAATAACTATGGATATATATCTCCTAGTGATTTTAACTTGTTTGCAAAGCAGGCTCAACTAGATATATTTGACGAATATTTTACTAATTATAATCAGCAAGTAAACGAAGAAAATGCTAGAGTTTCTGGAACAGGATATGCAGATATTAAGTTAGGATACGAAGAAGTAATTGACACTTTTGCTGTAACAAAAACATTAACGCAGAATGTTAGTAATATTTATTATTTACCATCTCAATCAACAACTGGTGATGATTATTATCTTCTAAACAAAGTATTGTGTTATCAAGGAGGAGTGCTACAAGGTGAGGCTGAAAAAGTAAGTTTAAGAAAAATTAATCTCTTAAACAAATCTCTTCTAACATCACCCTCATTACAATATCCAGCTTACACACAAAAAGGAAATTCTATAACAATTTATCCTTCTACAATTAATGGAGCTTTGGATATTCAAGCTACATATATCAGATATCCTTTAGACCCTAAATGGACATACGTAACATTATATAATGGTGAACCTTTATTTGATCAGACGCAAAATGATTATCAAGATTTTGAACTACCACCAGATGATGCAAACAATTTAGTTGCTAGAATTTTACAATATGCTGGTATATCAATTCGTGAAGGTGATGTTTATCAGTTTGGACAAATTGAAGAACAAAAAGAAAATCAAGAATAATTATGACTTATATAAACCAAAGACAATATTATACTAATAATGGAGTAAATCCTACTGACACCAATTGGGGTTCTTATCAATACATAAGTTTAGATGATTTGATGACTAATTTTGAATTGATGTATGAAGGAAACCATTCGCTAGTAAACAACGAAAACAGGTATAAAATTTTATTTCACACAAAAAGAGCAATACAAGAATTAAACTATGATGCTTTTAAAGAAATTAAATCTTTAGAGTTAACTGTATATGACGACTTAAGGTATGTGTTACCTTCTGATTATGTTAACTGGGTAAAGCTTTATCTTTTTAAAGACAATGTTCTTAGAGAGCTGACTGAAAATATTCAAGTACAATCTGCTACGCAGTATCTACAAAACTCGGCTGCCGTTTTCGGTTATGATGGAAATAATAATGTTTCTACTATTGAGTCTAATTTAGATACAGCTAGAAAAAATGGATCTCTTGAAAGTATTTATTTAAACCAAGATACAGATGGTAACGTAAATACAGTTTGCAATGATTGTGATGATGACATTTATAATTCAAGAATAGGAGCAAGGTATGGTTTAAATACCGAAACAGCTAATTTTAATCCAACATTCACAATAGATAAAAAAGCTGGTGTTATTAATTTTGATTCTACTATGGCAAATCAGCAGTGTGTTTTACAATATATATCTGATGGTATGGAAAATGGCGACAACACTCAAATACAAGTTAATAAATTATTTGAAGAATATATTTATGCTTATGTTAAATACGCAATATTAAATAGTAAATTTGGTGTTCAAGAATATATTGTTAATAGAGCTAAAAGAGATAAACAAGCTTTACTTAGAAATGCAAAAATAAGATTAAGTAATATTCACCCTAGCAGATTGCTTATGAATATGAGGGGTGAAAATAAGTGGATAAAATAAAATGGCAAACATTCAAAGAAATTTTGTAGCAGGCCGTATGAACAAAAGCCTTGATGAAAGGCTTGTTCCTAACGGAGAGTATATAGATGCTTTGAATGTTAGATTAGGTTCTACTGAAGAATCTGAAATTGGTGCTGTTGAAAATGCTAAAGGAAATGTTCAGGTTACATCACTTCAATATATAGATGGCACTTCTTTAAGTAGTTCAGCTAGATGTATTGGGGCTTTTGAAGATGGAGCAAATGAAACCATATACTGGTTTGTTCACGATCCAGCTTTTACTGTAGGATCAACAGGTAAATTAGATTTAATTGTTTCATATAATGTTATTACAGGATCTTTAATTTATCATGTTGTAAGTATAAATAACGGAAGTAACACTTCTACAACATTAAATTTTGACCCTAACTTTTTAATAACTGCAGTAAATAAAATAGATAATTTAATTTTTTTTACTGACAATTTAAACGCACCAAGAGTTGTTAATATAGATTTTAATTATTCAGTTCCTTTTAATAATGTAGATCAGTTTACAAATGAACAATTATTAGTAATCAAGAAACCTCCTGTTTCAGCTCCTACATTAAATTTATTAAGCACTACTTTACAAGACTCTTTTTTAGAAGATAATTTTATTTGTTTTGCATATAGATATAAATATGCAAATGGAGAGTATTCGGCAATATCACAATTTAGTGAGCCAGCTTTTGATCCAGGTGTTTTTTCTTTTTCATCCAATAGTTTTTTGAATGAAGGTATGGTAAACTCTAAAAATGGAGTTCAAATAACCTATAATACAGGAAGTTCACTTGTAGTTGGAATTGATTTATTATTCAAAGAAGCAAATGATCCTACTATTAAAATAATAGAAAGAATAAAAAAATCTCCATTAGGACCTCATAACACTACTGCCACGTATACTTTTACTAATAGTAAAATATTTACTGTCTTGCCTGAATATGAAATATTAAGATTATATGATAATGTTCCAAGACAAGCTAAGGCTCAAACTTTGATGGGTAATAGACTTATTTATGGTAACTATACAGAGGGTTATGACTTAATAGATATAAATGGAGCTCCCTTAAATTTAAATTATACAGTTGAATTAAACTCTAAAATTATAGGCGGTGAATCGCCAACATCTACTAATGTGTTAGCTTACCCTTATGATGCTTTTGGTATACCACAAAATATTAGTTTTGCAGGATTTACATTTGATTTGGGTAATGATTTAAGTTTATTGGTAAAAGGTGCTACTCTTTCATTTTCTATAACCTACCAACATGCTTTTTATGTAGGTACAAATTCACCTGAAGAAGTACAAGGAAGCACAATAATAAACTTTTCATACACATTAATAGACAGCTATTCTTCAGTTGCAGATTTATATAATAGTTCTGATTTTCAAGCAAAAATAGGATTGACTGATGCGTCTATACAGACAGTAGCAGATGCTCAAAATGGATTAGGTTCAACCTTAACTGATGTGTTTAATTTTTCTCTAAACGGAACATTAGAGGGAACAACTCATGATTACGCTATAAATCAAACAGGTATTACTAATTCAACACAATCTCCACCAGCAAAAGGAGAACCTATAGGAAGTATTTTAAATGGTACAGAAATTAGTTTAATTTTTCCAGTAGTACAATACACGCAAACCAATCCGATAGCTAGTAATTTAATTGTTTCATATAATTATGTAACCGCTATAAATGTTAGATTACAACAAACCGCAAATGTAGAAAGTTTACATAGTAATAGAGGGTATGAGCTTGGAATTGTTTATATGGATGAATACAATAGAGCTTCTACGGCATTAGTTAGTAATAACAATACCATAAACATACCTTGCTCTAGATCAGTTAACAAGAATGAAATTATAGCTACTATACCAGTAAGTCAAAGAGCGCCTAGCTGGGCAAGAAGATATAAGTTTGTGCTAAAGCCAGATAGAACAACTTATGAAACTGTATACTCAAGTATATTTTTTGAAGACCCGGCTTCTAATAATTCTTATCTTTTATTAGAGGGGGATAATATAGCTAAAGTAGAGGTAGGAGATAGATTAATAGTTAAAAGAGATTCTGCTGGTCCTATGACAAAATGTGTTTATGCAACCGTTTTAGAAAAACAAACACAAGCAGCAGATTTTATTCCTTACCCATCATCTCCAACCCCTCCTCTTGTTCCTGGAGGTGTATACATGAAGATGGCGTCTAATGATTTTGAAACAGTATTAGATACTGATGATGTGGTAAACATACAAGTACCTGCTGCTGTTGCTGGTCAAAATGATGGATATCCAGGTTTAGCTTATCCATTTTTTGTTACATCAGGAACTCCTTATACTGTGCCTGAAGGAACGAGAATAATAATGAGTATATCTCAATTAAGAATTGGACAAGGAGGGGCTTGTGAATATAGGTCAAACATTATTGATAAAGAGTTTGTAGCATCACAATTTTATTCAAATATGAAAGACTGGTTTAATTCAAATAATATAGGTAGTGTTATACAAACAAGCGGAATTCAAGAGCCAGACACAGGAGCAGATGCTGTTCAAAATGTATATATTAGCTCAACAGCAACAGGAGCAACAGTTCCTCCATTCAATAATACTAATCCTAATGAGCCTAAAAATATAAGCGCAGCTGGTTTACAAAGCCCTACTAGATTTGGAGCAACAGCAACCTCTCCGCTTACTACTAATTATTACAGATGGTACGAGCAAAGCAATGGGGATATTTATTTAATGGTAAGTGGAACAAGATGTTGTGGTGGAGATGCAGATGGGGATTCGAGTGTAAGGGTAAGTTTTACGGTATATAGAAGAGATTCAGTTATTGTATTTGAAACAGAACCACAAGAAGCTTTACCAGACGTGTGGTATGAAAACGACCAATCTTATTCTATAGACTCCTCTGGAAACCATAGTGGAAATGTTACAAATCAAAATATATCAACTGGAGTAGCGGGTGTTGTTAATACAGGATTTTTTAATTGTTATGCTTTTGGTAATGGAGTTGAAAGTTATAAAATTAGAGATGCTTTAAACGGTAAATCATTTAATTTAGGTAATAGAGTATTTACAACTTCTAATATAGATTATAAAGAAGCTCATAGATTTGCAGATTTAACTTATAGTGGTGTATATAACGATGAAACTAATGTTAATAAATTAAACGAATTTAATTTAGGACTTGCTAATTTTAAACCACTTGAAGAGAGCTATGGAGATGTAGAGGTGTTGTATGGAAGAAGAACAGATATTCTTGTATTACAAGAAGATAAAATATCCTACGTGCTTGCTTCTAAAAATATTATATCTGATTCTACTGGCGGTGGTTTAGTTGCTTCCGTTCCAGAAATTTTAGGAAACCAAATCGCACGTATTGAGAATTATGGTATTAGTAATAACCCAGAAAGTTTTGTGGCTTGGGGAGAAAATAAATATTTTACTGATGTGAAGAGAGGAGCTGTTCTTCAATTATTAGGCGGTTCATTT